ATACGGCTTGGCCGTTGTCGTTTTCCCAATGGCGGGCTGATTGTGTGGTTAGTGTGTCTTTGGTCATAAACCCATTTAACACTACGGCATGTACCCGTGTCAAGTGTAAAAGCGGGTTATTTTTTAAATTATTTTGGCGTCCTTGCCAGCGCTCAAAGTCGGCTAAAGCTTGGGTGCATACTTGGCAGCTATGCCCGGTGCAACCGCATTTAAGGGCGTCGGCTAGGTTATGAGCCAGCAACGCCCAAATATTGCGGGCTGTATCGAGATCGTCGGCAACGGCTAGTACGCGGTTTATTTCGTTATTTAACTCTTGGATATGCTGCCAACTATCGGCGTACGGTTCGCGGCTCATAGTTCGGTATCCTTTTTAAAGAGTCGGGCGACAAGTTTAAGTATCAGTAACGCCCCGAAATAGTAGGCAACGGCTGTTACAAGGTCTAGGGCCATATTTGCCAAGTGATCGGCCCGGCGTACCTTTTGCAATTATTCGAGCCGTACCCTACGGGCGGTACGTAACGGCCGTTGGTATGGGTATAGCCGGTTTCGTGGATACGGTAAAAGATTAGTAGCTGTTCGTCTAGGCGGGTTTCGTTAGCCCAAAAGGTACCGGTTAGGTCTCGGCCGCCGTATTCCTCGAACGTGCCGCTACCGTTGGCGGTAGTCCAAAAGCCGAAAGCGCCTCGAAACGTTGCGCCCTCGCCGTAGGCGGCGCTGGCTTGGCCGATATGGGCGGCGTTTAGCCCGGTTTCGCATTGAGCAACGGCGAAAGCCCAAGCCGGTATAGGTGTTTCAATGCCGGCCAGCTCGTCAAATATTGACGCCCTAGCGGTTGCGGGTGCTGTAGTAGTAGTTCGATAGGGGCGGTAGTGATCGTTGGCGGGTTGCGGGGCGCTTACCGCGTTATTAGCGGTAAACGGCAGCGGGCCAGCGAATACGGTAGCGGTTACGGCTAAGCCGGCCGCTAGGCGCCTCAAGTGGTAAAACCTAACGGGGTTGCCTCGCCCCATAGCTGGCTACGGTCGGCTCGGGTTTGCCCATAGGCTTTTACCCGGCCATTAGCCGAATATTCAACTATTCGGTATTCGCTGCCGTCGTTTAACCGTCGGCTTACTACGTGCATAAATATTAGGTTAGGTCGGTCGGTACCCATTTTGCCCCGTTTCTTTAAGCGGTAGCTATACCTTAGTCGGTTTAGCCGAAAAGACGGCGCCAAGCTCGACGTACGCGCCGGGTTGGGTTGGTGGCGTCGGATAGTTGCCAATGCCAAGGCTCGTACTCGGGGTTGGGGCCGGTAGCGAGATACGACGGCGGCCCCTGTAGGTAAATGCCGTATTTTGGGGCGTTGAGCCGTAGCCAAGTGAACGTATTAGCGTCGTTTACGTTTAGGTCTTGGGCTAGTCCGTAGCCGTGTGGACTATAGCCCGGGGTTGCGCTTGGGCTTTTGCCGACCTTTAGCCACCATTTACGGCCGTCGTAGTAGCGTGTTACCTCGGGTTTACGGCCGGTTGGCTGGTCGTCGTAACGATCATAAAATAAGGCCTCTTGGCGGGTGTATGACCTGTAGCCCTCGCTAACGGCTTTGAGCTGTACGCCGTCTTTTACTGCTTGGTCGTACATAAGGTTAAAAGCGAATACAAAACCGCCACAATATTTAGGGTCGGGGCTGTACCAACCGTTACCGCCCGCCGAAAGCTTGGCTAATTCCTCGCTCGCTAGCTCGCCGTTACGGCCGACCAGCGGCGCCGGGACTATAAGCCGCTTATACGGGTAGGGGATATCTGCCATTATTCGCCGTCTTTAGGGCCGAAAATGCCGCGCGTATCCTGCCGTTTAGCGGCCCCAAGGCCGTTACCTACGGCGTAGCCGACGATCAAGCCGCCAATAGCGTTAAAGCTGGCTTGGTCGAGCTTGTCGAGCGCCCTAAGTACCGTTATACAAATAAGGGCTACTAGGGCTATAAGCGCTTTGGACGGGTTTATAATTCGCATACCTTTAGCCTAGTTAGGCCGATATTTCAAAGACGGTTATGGTGCTATCCGACGCGCCTAAAAGTTGGGCGTATACGCTGGCGTTATTGCCGTTGCTGGCGCCCTGTACCTTGTAGGTTAGGGCGGCCGTCGAGCTTGGGCTATCTAAATAGACCATAGTTACGCTACCGCCGTTGGTTGCTGTAGTGCCGGTAATAAAGTTATTGCCCGCCGTGTATATCGTCGTCGTTTGACGTCTTAGGCGTAGGTCTAGGCTCGTATTGTTGGTTTGTTTCCCGGCGCCGTTCACGTTGCAAATAACTAGTATTTTCGAGCTTGTCGCTTGGGGCGTGATCGTTACCGACGGGCCGACGTCGGTAAAAGTGCTGGTGCTATTGGAATACGCCGTACTGTTCGTATTGGTTACTACTTGTAATACGCGAAAAGAGCCGCGTATATCGTTAGCCCAAGTGGCAGTAGCTGTATCGCCAACGGTTACGGCAGCTGGTAAGTCTCTAGGTGTTGCCATAGCTTAAAATCCCCATTTGTTAGAGTCCCATTTATTATAGGGTGCTGGCGTACCCCAACGTAGATAGCTATTTAGGTCTTGGTCGGAAAGGTTTAGCGTTATACGGGTATCGCTAGGTGTTGCGTCAATTTGCATACCCTCGATAATCGAATAATAGGTACTGCCTCTAAATCGTACCTCTAGGTCTGTTGGCCCTTGGATTATTTGCAATTCCTCAAAGACCTCTTGGTCTTGGCTGCCCGGCTGGCTGTTATAGGTCGCGCTTATGCTCATAAGGTTAGGGTCGGTGCTTCCAAAGGCCGCTAAATAGTATTGGCTAAGGCTTTTAGCTTGGGTAGTTGTGTAGTCGTAGCTATCTATTGTTAGCTCTTGGTATGGGGCGCTGCCCGTGCTCGATCGTTGCATAGCTAAACCCTCGGGCGCGACATTGACGCGGGTGTAGTAGTTTTCGCTGCTGCTCGAAAATTCGATACTGTCAAAACTTAAAACACCTTGGTTTGGTATGTTTTGATCCCAAAAAATAAAAAGGTAATCGACGATACCTACCCGGTAGCCGGGCAAAGTTTGGTTACGGCCATAAAAAGCTAATAGCGCTTTGAGCGACGCGCCAGCGTCGAAAAGTTCCCAAATGCGGCCTACGTCGGTTAAAAGTATTTGGTTTAGAACGTCGAGCGCGTTACCCGTGAACGTTTGGGCGCTAATAATTGACTCTGCGCCAGCTTGTACCGTGTCTATACGTTCTATGCCGCTATCTAGGTCTAATTCTAGTAAATAGGTATCTGCCGCATTTTGGGCTACTGCTACGCTCACTAGCTCAGTACGGCCATAGTACCTAAGTGGCCCCTCGACGGATATTACGGCCTCGTCGAGCGAGCTTTTAAGCCCGTAGTTTATTTGTACGTCGGAAATGACGCCGCCGAAAACTACGCCCTTGGAATTAGAAATGCTTAAAAATTGGCCTTGCCGTACCGGGGCGGGCCAAGCGGCAATATTGCGGCAAGTGATCGTAGCCGTACCCGGTGCGTATTCGTCGATTATGAGCCGGCGGCCTTTGGTGCAGCTAAAGCTTAGGACGTCGTTTAGCGTACGTTGGGTTGTGCCCGTCCAATAGTTTACGGTGTATTCGAGCGGCATTTACGCTACCTTTTGGGCTGTAATCGGTATATAACCGTTTGTGCGTTGGTATTTCTTTAAAGCCTCAACTACGGCCCTTGGGTCGCCGCCGTTTACCTCGATAGTTATATAAGTATTGCCGCCGGGCGTGTTCGAGCCGTTTAACGGTACTACCGCCTCGGGGCCAGCCTCACCAATTAGCGCTAGCGTCGGTCGGTTCACTATGCCACCCTTAGCCAGCTTGGGTATGTCGGGGATATCGGGCGCGTCTACTGTAAAGCTGCCGGGGCCGGGCGGGTCTATTTTAAATTCTAAAAGGTCATTTAGGCCGCCAATAACCTTGTCATTTATAAAGCCGATAATGCCGTTTACTAGGCTTTTAGCGATATCGCCGCCGCCCTCTAAGAGTTTTCCTAGCCCGTCTACGATACCTTTACCAAGCGACGCGGCTATATCTAGGCCTAGGTTGCCCATTTTGCTTAAAAGGTCTACGACAATACCGGGTAGCTTTTTTACGATCTCTATAAAGGCTTGGGCTAAGCCTTTAATAATTTGGGGTGCTAGGTCGAGAGTCCAGCCGATAAGCGCCTTGGCCATACCGCCCGCAAATTTGACCAAAGCTGGTACGGCTTTAGTAGCCAGCCATTGGCCAAGCTTGCCTATGAGCTTGCCCATTTCTTTAAGCATTGGGGCGATATTTGGGCCTATCCACTTTACGAAAGCGTCGCCCCATTCTTTAAGTTTTCTTTGTAATAGTGGCAGCCCGTCATTTACTACCCAATTACCTAACTTGCCTATCATTTCGGCCAATGCTCTAAGCGCTGGCGGTACTACGTCTTTAATCCATTCCCAAAACGCTTTACCAAGCTCGGCTAGTTTGTCTTTGGCTAGCGGTATACCGGTCGTTTTAATCCATTCAAAAGCGATACTAAAACCTTTGCCTAGGTCGTCTTTGAGCTTTCCGAATACGCCGCCGGCGCCGCCCTCGTCGAATACGTCGAAAAGGTCGCCTAGGTAGCCTACGGCGGTATTAACGGCTGGTAATAGTTTGTTGCCAACCTCGGCCGAAACGTCTTTAAGCCGGGCTTTAAGTATGCGCTGCTGGTTAGCTAGGCCGTCGCTGGTACGTAAAAAGTCGCCTTGCGCGTCGCCGGTCTGCTCATAAATAAGCTTGTTAGCGGCTAAAATTTTCTCTTGTGCTGTTAAAGCGCCGTTGCCGTCATATATGCCCATTTCAAGCGCTGCCGTTTTTAGGCTGGCGTCGTTAATAAGTACGCCAAAGCGCCGCATAGGCTCACTTTCGCCGCGTAGGGCGGCACCTAAAGCGGTTACTACCTCGCTAGGCTCGGCGTTGTTAAAGCTGGCTATATCGCTAGCAAGGGTTACAAAGTCGGTCGAGAAATTAACTAGATCGGTACCGGCAAGCCCGGCGCTTTTACCGAAAACGGCGAACGTACTAGCGGCGTCTAGCGCTTCTTGCTGGCTTTGGCCAATGCTCTTGGCTGTAGTTTCGGAATATTCGACTACCGCCTCGGCAGCGTCGCCAAATATAACGTTAGTTTTGCTTAGCGTTTCTTGTAGGTCACTAGCGGCGCCTATAGCGTCTTTGGCGAAGATCGCGGCGCCAGCGCCGACGGCAGCAAAAGCAATACCGGCAGCTTGCCCAAATTTTTTAAACGTGTTGCCAGCGCTCGTACCGAATTTGCCTAGCGCGTCGCTGGCGCCTCTAAGCTCTTTACGTAACGGCCCGGCGTTGCCAACGATAGGTACGGATACGGGCTTAGTCATAGCTCTAGCGTAGCCCGTACTTATTGGTTAGTCGGTCTATGGCGTCTACGTAGTTTTGTATAACCTCTTGCTTACGCTGGTCGAGCGCGTCATAAATAAACGGGTTAGGTGTTATACGTCGTTTAGGCCAGCCAAAATGGATAGGGCCAGCGTAAAGCGGGTCTTTACGTGGAAAGCCGGCACGTACTACGCCCGAATTTTTGAGCGCCCCGGCTCGTACGCTGTCGGCTAGTTTGCCGGTCTTGTATGGCACCAAGCGCCCGGCTACGGCGGCAACGATTTTAGCGTTTTCTAAATGCACTACTTTTAGGTCGTCTTGGGCGTTTTGGTCGAAATTGCGTATATCGCGTTGAGCTTTGGTTATGCCCTGTATTTTGATATTCCCGCGCCCCTCGACGCGATACCCGTAGCTGCCGGTAGTTGCCATTTAGCGCCGTCTTGCTGCTTTCCTTTGTGCCTCGTGTTGCTTATTCAAATAGTCTACTAAAGCGTCTATATAGCCGTCGGGCGCTGTAGTTAGATCGTGGTAACTTAGGCCCGTTTCGGCGCCTAGGGCGGCTAGCTCGTATAGTCGGCCGCCCTTTACGTAGGGTTTGCCGTTGTCGTTACTAGGTCGGCGTCGTCGATCTCTTTAAGAAAGTCCTCGAACGGTTTAACGACGGTACCGGCAGCTTTTAGGCTTTCCCAAGCCAGCCGGTAAACGTTTTTATTTTTGCCGTGTTCGGGTGATAGGGCGATATGCAAACCGACCCCGGCCCAGTCCTCGAAAGCGACCTCGGCGGCTGGGGTAATGCGTACCTCTTGCGCCGTTCCGTCTTTCCATTTGATACTTATAGCTAGTTTTGCCATTTGCTTAACCTTTCTAAATTTGGCTTAAATTATGCGGTAGCGACGGTATAGGCGCCGCCTACAAAGGTTGCCACCATTTGCGCGTTATCGCCTACGGTACCGTCTACCAACGGCAGACTAAGCAACGTTGCGCCGGTTAGCGTAAATTCGGGGTTAGTGGCGGCTGTAGCGGCGCTGGTTGGCTTTACCTTAACGGTAGTCGTAGTACCTACCAAGCTTTTAAGAGTGTCATAAACGGCGCTGGTACTAAAGTCGGAAAGGAAAGTAACCTCTAGCGTGTTATTTTCAAGGCCCGCGCCGTATGATCGGGCGCCGCCGCTAGACATTGTCGTATTGTCTACTTGCTCAAATTCTCGGGTAAGGCTGGTAGCCACTACATACGCCGAAAGATCGACGCTGTTAATTGTGACCTTAACGGACTTTAATACGTATGGCATTTTTACTTATCCTTTACGGGTTTTGGGTTAGTTTCTTTTACGTGGCCGGACTCTGCTAAAGCGTCAAAATTTACGCCGGGTAGCTCGTTTTCGCTTACGACGTCGCCGGGTTTAAAGCCCTCTACTTTGTCGGTTACTACCTCGTAAGTTTTCACGCTGTTACCTCGATTTCTAAACGGTATAGCAAATAGTCTATGCCACTAATAGTAATAGTTCCGGGTTGCGCTCTAGTGCATATCAGATCGAAAGCGGCGCCGCCTAGGGTTGGGTCGGCCTCTATAGCGGCTTTAAAGCTGTTGGTACCCTCGGGCGCTATATAGGTATCTAAAGAGTTTTGGGCGCTACGGGCGTCCATACGTGACACTACGGCTAATACCTCGATAGTGGCGCTATTTACTAGCGTTTTCATAGCGCTATGGTAGGTAATGTCGAGCTGGCCGACGATAGCGGCGGGTACGTTCACGCTATCGGGGATTACGTCGTAGCAACGTACGCCGGTTACACCGGCTTGTATGTTGGCTTTTAGGCCGTCGCGGATAGCGCTAGGCGTCATGCCAGCACCAACCGCCGGTACGGTTTCACCATAGCGGCAATATCTCGACCTAATGGGCTAAGCCGGATACTGCCTAGTTCGGCTAGGCCGACTATGCCGCCGGGCGCGTCTTTACGTTTAAAAAGGTCTGCTACAAGGATTAGGCAAGCTTGGTTAATGTCGTCGGGGACTGTAGGCCAACCCCATTTAGCGGTAACTTGTACGCCGGGCCGATAGTTAAGCGGTACCGGGAATTCGTCGTAGTCGAGCCGGGTTAGTTGCGTCCAAGGGCGCCCAAGCTGGTTGGCGTTTAACGGGTCTAAAAGGTAGTCGGTGTTTAGCGTTAGGGTCGTTTCGTAGGTGCCGTCGCCGTCGTCGTCGGTTTTAACTACTAGGCCGGTAGTGCTGCCTATGTCGTCTACAAATAGGCATATAGGGTTAGTTACCCGATATAGGCGGGCGCTGGCGTTTGTATCTAAATAAAAACGGCGGTTAGCGATCTTATCTATAGTTCGGCTGGCGGCCTCGGTCATTTGCTCTAGTACGGTATCGTCGAGCGCGTCGCTAATGCTTAAATAGGCTTTTACCTCGCTAAGCGTTGCGTAACCGTTGGTAATAGCCATTATTTGCCCTTGCGTCGCGTTGCGGGTTTCTTACTAGGTGTAGCCAGCCCCGGCGCCGGGTTCGTTGCTATGTTGGCGGCCGGGGCGGCTGGCTTTGTTGGCTTATCCTCGACGCCTAAAGCTTTTAGGGTGGCGGCTACTTGGTCGGCTCGGTCTTTAAGGCCTCGGTTTAGGTAGTGTTCCCGTTCGCGTTTTAGGGCGTCTATTTGGTTTGCCATTGGTCGGTACCCCTAGCCGGCGGTTAAGCGGGCCAGCTAGGGGCGTCCTTTAGTTAAAAGGTTGGTGCTACTAGGCCGGTGCCGGTGATACGGCTAACAGCCTTGGGGTAACGCTCGCCGGTAAACGCGGCGAAACCGAAAAGTACGATACGGATAGCTACGCGGCCGTCGGGCTGCTCGAAACGTACGTACATTGGCGCGTCTTGGGTTTCCCAAAGGTGAAGCTCGTTTGCGTCTACTACGTAGATTTCGTCCTCGTTTGTGCCGGCGCCCAAGTTTGTTGGTACGTTCGCGTCGGTAATGATCGGCAGACCCAAAATTGAATACTGCCCGGCGAGACCGTAGCCAAGGTTGCCGTAGGTACCGGTCGCGTTCATTGG